CGGATTGATTGCGAGTTGCCGAGCTGAATGAGTCCGATCGTGTAACCGTCCCGCAGGGCTTTCGCGATCGCCTCGGCGCCAAGATTTCCGCCGCCGGGGGCGATTTTTAATCACGATGCTCTGCCCCACGGCTTTGCCGACATGCTCGGCCATCCCGAATTGAATTTTCGTCTTTCACTCATTCGTGCAGGATGGCGAGCGTGCGCGGATCGCTGTTGATCGGCACACCGAACGCCTTCGCCACGTAGTCGGCGGTGACGCCGGGCGAGGGCGTCAACGTTGACGGTGACGACGGCGAGGACCCTAGTGGCATCAACACAGGCAACGGCGATGCAGGACGATGAGCTCGCCCAGGCGCTCGATTCGCTTGCCACACAGCTCGGCGCGCTGCGCACGTTGCTGGGGAAGAAGCCGGGGAAAAGTAGCCCCGGACCCGCGGCTGTCGAGCTCGATTTGCCGCGCAGCACGGAGCCGGAGTTTTTCTCCACCGAAGACCAATTCGAGACGTTGCGGCAGGTGATCGCGATGCAACGCGAGCGCGAGCAGGAGGACCGCGAGAAGGCGCTCGCCCCGCTCACGCCCAAATCTCCGCGCGCGCGGAGACGAAGGACGCCGAGATCATCGACCTACCGGCCATCTTCTGGAGGCGTACCGATGTGGCATAACGGACGCCGGATACTCCGCCCGGATGTGCCGCCTACGCCAAGGCGTATGCGGAAGCCCGCGCCGATCTCGCCGCTCTTCTTCACGCACTGCCAAGACGGCCTACGCTCGCGTTCTGGTTTTTCTCCAACGCTGCCACCGAGCGAGTGACGTTCTGGATTCGCTGCCGTGAGAAAGCACCGCCTCCGCACGCGCTCGGACCTCTTTCCAGCGACGTTGGCGTCGAGCCAAATCCGCGACATCGCGCGCGATCTCAGCATCGGAGGGCGGCACCGCCCACGTGTCACCTGAGCTCCAAGCCATCTGCTTCACTCCCGCGTCACTCCCGCCGAGCACGCACCTATGTTACCCTACCCGCATGAAGCCGTCACCGCCGAGAGCCGCACAGAAGCCCGACTACATGCCGGCGGGCGTGAAGGACCGCGCCGCGCTCCAGAAGCTCTATGGCTCGCAGCGCTGGCGCAATCGGGCCCGGCGACAGTTGCAGCAACAACCTTGGTGCACGTTCTGCCTTGCCAACAACGAGCCAGTAGTGGCGACCGTGGCCGACCACGTCCACCCGCACAAGGGAGATCCACACCAATTCTGGTTCGGCGAACTGCAATCGCTGTGCCGGCCGTGCCACGAGGGCCGCAAGAAGTTCGTCGAGCAGCGCGGCTTCGACAACGCGGTTGGCCTCGACGGCTGGCCGCTCGATCCGCGCCACCCGTGCTACACGGGTAAGCTACCCGAGAAGCCGAAGCCGGCGCCGCCCATCGACGTGGTCGACAAGCTCATCCCCGACTAGCTACCGGAATACTCCGCACGCGGGGCCGGAGCCGCATTGATGACCTCGCGCTGCGCCGCCACCGCAGCATGATGCACCGAACCGTCACCGATCGGAACGCCGTCGAGATTGCGCGCCACGGCGCGTAGGAACCGGTCGCGCTGCCAGCGCGGCAGCGGCTGGGCGAACTGCATCACAGTACGGAGCTGCTCGTCATTGAGCGCGATCATGTCGATTCCTGCGAAATGCCCATCGTCCCCCGCTCACCCCGGCGCAACCCCCTCGCTCCCAGCCGTGACCTGCCGGCACTCCTCCGCGCTCAATTCGACCGTCCAGTTGCACCGCGCCGCCTGAGCGAGGATGTCGCCGACCGATTTCCCGAGCAAGAAGCTGACGGCGCGGTCGGCATGGTTCACCCTGCCCGCACCGTTAAGATGCACATGCGCGAGCCAGTCCGGACCTTGAACGCGCATCGTCACTTCCACATCCGACGCCGGGCGCCGCGCTCGAGGTGTTGAGTGCTCTTGCGCTGGCGCTGCTCGGCGGCGGCGGCGCGATCGAGGTGCAGCACGAGCTCGGCCTCGGGGATCGCTTGCGCGATCTGCTGGCGCAGCCCGCTCAGCGACAGCGCGACGATCGGCGGGTGCAGCACGCCCGGCAGCCTGGCGGTGAAGCCGCGCTCGCAGTACCCCACCTCGACGTCGACCCGCATTAGCCCCCTCCCGTCACTGCCAACCGCGACTGCGCCGGACGTAGCTCACGGTGCGCTGAACGATCTGCCTGACGGTGACGGCGAGCGCGTCCCCGGTCACGGCGTCGTCCAGGTCCCGGCGCTGCGCTAGCTTGGCAAAGTCGAGCACGCGGTCGGTGACGAACTCGATGAGGTCGCTCAGGCCCTCGCCCGCCTGCTGCTGCGCGGACCTGCGCTCGTCAGGCGCCGACATCGTCGACATCGCGCCTCCGCTTGCCGCCGGCCGGCAGGATGCCTAGCGCGGCGGCAAGATCGATCAGCGAATCCGACAGTTCGCCGTACGTCGTGAGCAGCCCCCGGTACTCGTCGCCGTCGAGCAGCGCGACATCGACACCCTCCTCCGTGCGCATGCGCGCCGCGACGTCGTCACACAGCAGCGCGGTGGTGCAATACGCCTCGACCAGCGCGAAGACCTCGGGACCGAAATGGCCGGCCGGGCGCGAGCCGATGACCGCCTTCCAGGTCTCGGCCTCGGCCGGCGAGAAGCGGGCGGGCGGGGCCGCGCGCTCGTCATGGGGAAACGCGACCACGGTCGGCTCGGCCATCTTCAGATCTCCCATGGCTTCTTGGGCGCGGGCTCGTCGTCATCGACGTCGAGCCACGGCTTGCGATAGATGCTGCGCGCGGAATCGCGGGCGTCGAGGATGTTCTTGTTCTCGCGGTTGGAGACCGGCGTGATCCGCAGCGCTCGAGCGTAGCTCAGGGCGCGCGCGGCGGTGAGGCCGAGGTGCTTCGTGATGCGGTCGTATTCCGCGGACCCGACGTCGGCAATGGCGGCGAGCGCCGTCTCGAGCCGATGGCACTCGACCATGGCGAAGCAGTAGCGAGAGAGCTGCTCGTGCGTCTCCTTCGAGAACCAGCCGCGTCGCATGCTGTTGACGACGTCGGTCCAGATCGCGGCAGCGGCCGCCGACATGCCTGCCGGCGGGTCCGGGCGCTCGTGGTGCGGAGGGATGTGGGGGCCGGCGTCGGCGACGACGCCCTCCATCTCGCGCTGGTTGGCGGACTTGCGGGGCATCGAGGGGATCCCCTCGGGGACGGAATGAAAAGCTTTCCCTACTGTGCACGCGATCGGTGCGGAGCGCAATCATCACTCGATGGGGTCCCGGCCAGCCTCCACGCCGGAGAATGCACAGGCGGGCTTATGCGCAGCGTGCACGGCCCGATAAACTGCGAGCTTACCCCCCGAGGCATCGAGCTTCGCCGCCTTGCCGATAGGACCGCGCAGCGAGTCGGTGCCGGTCTTGCGATGCCGCATCAGCAAGATCGTCGCCGGATCGACGCCGTGCTCCACCAGCTCCCGCGCGGCGTCCAGGAATGGCTGCGTCGACTACGCGACGATACGACCATAGCCGTCAATCCAGCCGTCAAACCGGCCATGCCGCGACGCGGTTTCCTCCACTATCAAGATCAGCATCCTCGCCTCCTCCTAGAAAGCCCGGAAATACCCCTATTTCAGGCCGAATCTGAACCGTGCAGAGCGACTACAAATTGCTACATATCGTTACATGTCGTTACACGGTATTGGGGAGAGCTCCGCGGAATCGACCCGGCCGGAGGGCGGAAGGATCCTCGGAAGTCCTGAGGAACCTCTGGAGAATGGGGCGCTCCCCTCGAGAGGTTCAACCGGCGATAGGTGCCAAAAACACCCCGAAAACGGGTTCCCGGCCCGGAGAATATCATTTACGGGGCCCGAAAATGGAACTTTTTTGCCGTAGAACGCTCAAAATTCGCGGAAAGGTTGCAAAGGTCGGACGTTGCCACGCTCGAGTTTGGAGGGTGCCTTCGGAAATTTTTGGCCCCCCCCCCCCGGAGCGTGTGCTTTTTGTAATAAAATTGAGCTTTAGCCCCCTATAGGTGCCTGGGTGGGGCAAAAAACGGCCCGATTCCGGGGTTTTTGACACTTTATCCGGAGATCTCGCCTCGATTCAGGCTATTTAAGCCGTTGAAATCACTTGTTTTAACGCATAGACAGAGCGGTCGTGAATCGGCGCAATGACGGAACAAGCCCGGTTTTCGCGCAACTGAAAAATCGTCTCTTTCAGCCGATCCGCGATGGAACCCGACGGAACTCGCGCACGCGCAAGTTGCACGAGCGGCCCAGACCGATCCGGACGGATCCGGTTTCCAGATCCAGCCCGAAAGAGAGCCTACGTTGCTTTGGTCCGGAACTCTAATTTTAGCCGGGCCAAAGAGAGGGACCCCAGCCGGATTTAGGAGTTGGCATTGGCCCCGATCGGACGGGTTCCATAGCCACGCCGCGTAGTCGGTTGAGGGCTTTGATTACGACTCGCCGCGTCACTTGAGTAGGTATCTCGCGGCGGGTGACGGGCGGGGTATTTCAGGACTTTTTCATCTGCGACAGCAGCTTGACGGCCTCGGCGTCCCTGCGCTTCTCGAGCGCTGCCAGGCCGCCGGTGGCGAACGTGGCAGCCGCCTTCAAGAGTGCGGCCAGTTGCTGCGCCGCGCCTGGATCGAAGCGGTGGTAAGCGCCGTGGCTGCGCTCGGCGATGTCCCGGAACACCCGCTCGACCGTCTCGTCGCCGCCCTCCTGGAACATGAAGCAGGGCACGCCCAGCCGGCCGAGCTCGTCCGCCATCGGAATGAGCTTGTCAGGGTCATCTTCGCCATATGGAGGCATTTCGAGCGCATCGCCGACAAAGACCAAAGCGCTGACCTGGAGTAGCGCGGTCTCTTTTTTGGCGTGGGCGAGGATTTTGCGCAGCTGGGTCCATCCAGCCTCGCACACGATGCGCTGCATGGCTTTGGCCAGCTTCTCGGCATCCGAAACCCAGCCGGTGAATTTGCACTCGCTGGATCCACGGAAATAGACCAGCTGGACATCGAGGCTGCCGATCGAGGCGACCTCCGCGAACATTTGGCTCTGGAGTTGGCAGGCAGTGTCCCACGTCGGCTGCCGTGAAGCCGTGGCATCGAGGGCGAACATGAGTCGGCCGCGTCCGGTCGGACCGCGCTTCTCCACCAAGTCTTCGAGAAAAGCGTCGATGTCCGCGGTGCTTTGGTTGCGCAGTGCTTGCTGGTCAGCCATGGGGTCTCCTCCTCTAGGTTTTCGCGTAGAGCACCTGCGGCGGAAAAATGAATAAGGGGAGAGTGGGGGGAGATTCTAATATAGAAGAAGAACTTTAACTTTACATATTTCCGCCAGACAGAATCAAAGCTTGGAACAGACTCATATTTCCGCCGAAGCTTAACTAGCTCATCGACAACAGCAATCCGCGATCGAGTCGCGGCGACAGGTCGTAGTACGTCACCGTCACCGTGCGTCCGTGTACGATCGCGGGCTGCATTTCGCACTCCAGGGCACCGAGCATGTAGAGCGCTTGGAGCTCACGCTCGGCCGTGCGCAGCGGCCGGGTGATGCGTTCGGCAACGTCGCGCGGCTCGGCCTCGGGGTGCTCGGCAACGTCGAACAGGATCGCCCGCCGCAACGGGGTGATGCTGTCGCGCGAGCAGCGCATCGCCAGCTTCATGGCTTCGTCGGGGGACCTACCGATCGCCACCGCGCCGCGGATAAGCTGGGTCAGCTGCCGGGCGAAGCGGGTCGGCATTTCCTGCGCGTGCGCGTCGATCATGTCGCCCTTGTAATCGCGCTCCACGCCCGAGCGCGTCCAGGTCACGATGTTGGCGAGCTTGATCAGCTGCTGGGTCTCGGCGGGCTCAAGCTGATATTCGTCGGTGCTCGCGTTGGCGAGCAGAGCGCCGGCAGCTGCCGCCAATTCGGCCCGCATGGCGACTTCCATCCCGGTATTGGCGATAGCTCTGCCGGCGGCGCTAAGCCGCCCAGCGGGCGCGTTCGAATCGGCGCGCACGATGACGAAGCGGTCGCCCATGACCGAAATGACGCTGTGCGCGGTGTCCCAGGCGGTGGTGCAGGCGCCGACGATCGTTAAGCGGCCGACCCAGGTGAGCGTCTTCCCGCCGTCCTTGCCGACGTTGCGCTCCCACTTGCCGTCGTGGATCTCGCGCAGTGCGGCCAGGACCTGGGCGCGCACCCGATTGTCCATCGAGAGAATCGAAGTCACGTCCTTGATGACCAGCAGGCCGTGATTGCCCAGCTGGACCTTGAGCAGGAGCCCGCCGGTCGCGCTCGCGCTGCGCGGGGACGCCGATAAGAGCGCACCCTCGGACGTGATCGTGCTGGTCACGCACGCGCCAGCCCCGCCGAGCGCCTGCACGGTCTCGGTCTTGGCGTTGCCGGAGCCGGAAATGACCATCAGCCAGAGCGCGTCGCCGGTCAGCCGCGACGCCGCGCCCGTGGCCAGCACGGCGTCGAGCACGTCAGTATCGTAGTCCTCGCCCAGCCACTTCTTAAAGACGCTATGCACGTCTTCGAGCGGCGATGGTCCGGACGGATTCGGAGCCGGCGCTGCTGTTCCCACTCCCGGCGGGGATGGGGGTGGTGGCGAGGACGGCGGCGGGGACGCTGGAAACGGTGATGGTCGTGGCGGCGCTGATGGCGATGGCATGCCGGTCAGCGTGATCACCGGAGCGGCGCCTCTCGCAGCGGCTGCTGCCTTCTCCTGCTCGATCTTGGCTTGGATGGAATCGACCTGACGCGGAAGGTTGTCATAGCGGCTCTGCCAGCGCTGGTCGCGCGGAGCGGCGGATCCATCCATCAGCGCACGCAGGAAGTTGACGATGGCGCCGCCGTCTGTACCGGCGCGCGCTAACTTGGCGGCCAGATCGCGCGTGCTGGCGTGTAGCTCGACACCAGTGCGGATGTTATCAATCAGCTGCTGCTAGTCCGCGGCGCGCTGTATGCCGCCGACTCCGCTCAGGGGAACCACACTCACCCGGGTGTAACCGAAGTTGCGGCACAGCAGTTCGACGATCGCGGTTACGAGTTTCTTCGCCTCGGCTTCATCGACTTCGGGTAGATCTGCGCGCGCGATATCGGTTGGGTTGCCGAGCGGCCAGGTATAGGGATTGCCGGTATCCGGATGGATGCCGGCGGCGACGACTTGCTGCCCCTCGGCCAAAAACTCGAGTTTTTCGCCATCGCTGGCTTTGCCACCGGGAGCGACCAGGTTGACGGTAATCTTGGCAAAGGGAGTGGCAGTGCGAAATACGAACGCGCGCTTCGGCGGTCTGCCGATGCGCGACAGAAAGCGGCCGCGCCCATCGAACCATTTGCGCACTAGATCCTCGACCGCGATGGCGGCGGGCTCGTTGAGAATATCAACGTCGAGCGTCGGCGTGTGCTTGGTCAGGATGCCGGTATTGGTCGCCCCCGGCCAGTTCCGATCCCAATGCTCCAGCATCGGGCGCGAGACGTTCTCGATCTTCTGCCAAGCCTTGAATGGCGGCTTCTTTCCCGTCACCGGAACTATCGTGTAGCCGTTATCCGTCAGCGCTTGCCGAACTTCGAGCACCGTTGACATTTGCTTCGCCTCTTTTTGCTATCGGCGCTGCCAGCCGAAGAATGTCTGTCCCTTGTGCTGCGCGATCGTTAGCACCCACTCGTGTCCGAACTCGCAGCTAAAATCGACGGTCATGCCGTGCCGACGTAAGCTGGGATTGCCGGAATCCTTATTCGTGACCACCGCGGTCTGGACCGCTTCGTCATCGACGATCGTGCGCAAAATGTGCGGATCGTCCTCCGCACGATCGAAAACGACGATTCGACCGTGATGCAGGCCCCCATCCTCGCCGCAGATCGGACATGCCAACGATGTGGTGGAGCCGTTTCCGCTGAGTTTGATCACGTGATCTCCCCCTCCAGCCTTACGCATTAACCTGATCGAGAAGACGTTCGAGGTACTCGCACTGTTTGGTGGATGGCTCATGCCCCGGCACTAAGTGCGCAGCCATGTCGTCAACGAACTCGTGGTGGCAGGCATCGAGGCGATGCTTGTGGCGCTGTATGTAAAGTGCGACCGTGTGCGCCAATCGGCTCCGCTTTTCGCTTTCGTCATGTGATCTTTCCTCCTAGCCTCAAAAACAAACTGTTGAGCCAGCCGAGTTGCCTCGAACTCGGGTTGTAGTACGGGTTCACCGTGCGACTAGCCATGTCGTCGATGAACTCCTCGGTCCGGTCATTGAGACCTCTGACTCGGGACTTCTCGCGCTGCACGTAGCGCGCAACATCACGCCAGTCGGGCATGTTGCTGGTACCGAAGCCGGCGCTGGCGCTGGTGCTGCGAAACGTATCGGCGGAGCCCTGCTTTGCCTCCATCGCCCGCACGCCTTCGGCGTAGCCGGCGGCGCGCTCGTCCTTGAGCGCCTTGCGGATCTTCTCCTTCGTCGCCTCGTTCATGCCGGGTGGCGTTTCGAGACGCTCAGCGACGGCGTGCAGGTCGATGGTTCCGCTGTTGGCTAGCAGCATCCGCACGATGCCCTGCGCCGCGGCATCGACCTCGCCGCCACGATTGCTGGTCAGCAGGCGGATGCACGCAGCCAGCTTCTTAGCGAACGCGGCGAGGGGGTCGGGTGCGCTCATGCTCATGGGATCCCCCAGCAACGCCTCTTGTGTGGACACATTTTGCAGCGCCAATCCTCCGGATCGTCGTATGCGCGCGGTAGCAGTTCGCCTGCACGCGTCGCCTCGATGATCATCACGGCGCGGTCGGACCAGTATTGCGCGCGTGCAGCATCGAACGGCACGAGCATGTGCAGCTGCTCGCAGGTATCAGCGTTCACTGTGGTGAACAGCGCGGGATTGGTGACTTCGAGGTACGCTTGATAGATGGCCACTTGCGCAGCGTATTGCGGGAACGCCTTCACGAGCCCGTCGCGCTCGACCGCGCGCCAGTTCTTAGCGCTCAAGCATTTGCATTCCCAAATTAGCGGGAAGATCAGGTAGACGCCGGGGAGTTGCGGACCGTTGTGAATGATTCCATCTGCGTGTCCGCGTAGCGCGCCATTAACAGCGGTGAACGCGCACGCTTCGTCGGGCGCGAACTTGAAGCCGGCGGCGACCATCTGCTGACGCGTGCGCGCTTCGGTATGGTGCCCGCGGTCGAAGATCGCACGCACCCGCGCCGGCAGATCCGGTTTGCACCACCAATCATACTGTATTCGCCGCGCGCAATCGTGCCCGATAATGCTTGCACCGAGATAAGGTCTCGGGATCTCGGGGGCCGTCGCAGCTGCGCGCTCAATCGCATCGTTGACCGCGACATTGATCGGTTCGAGCGATAACACGACGCGATTGAGATTGAGCATGACATACCCTCAAACTCTAGATTCCAAGCAGGTCGTCGTCGGGATCCCCCGGCGCGATTAACGGTCCGCCCGCCGCAGCATTGGCTTGGCGCGCAAGAACGCTCGCCTTGGACTTACGGGTGACGCCCTTGTCGCTCAGGTCGCGTGCGATCTGCGCTTTGCGGATCAGCGGCATCGCCCTGAGCAGGAGCTCGACAACGGACTCGCGTGGCAGCTTTCCAAGCGGGAGCGACCAATTGATATCGGGGCAGGCTTTGAACAGGTCCGGCAAGATCGTCTCCACCGCGCCCGCGTCCCACGGCTGGGGATCGAGCGCGGTCAGGCGGACGACCTGCTCGGTGTCAATCTGCTCCGACGTGGCTTGCCGAGCTCGCACAGAGATCCATGCGAACAGCATCGCCGCGAAGATCCACCCCCATTCGGAGTCGCTTAAGCGTCCGACTGGCGTACCAAGTGGAATGGGGCCGTCGAACGAGACGACCCCACGCGCACCCGCGATAGCGGCAGCGGTAGCATCGCGCTGCCAGATGTCCTCAAGCGCGGAGAGCGAGACCTCTCCGAGGGAGTGAGGCTTCTTCATTAGGCCCACTCCGGGCGCTCGACGGGCGCAGCCGCAGCGGCTCCGTCCCCCGCACCCTTTCCACCACCGTTAAATGGCGGCTGCTGCTCGACCGGCTGCCAGTCCTTCCGGCCCTTCGTGATCACCTCCAGGATGTAATTCCGGTCCGGATAATTCTCGCCGGTCGGCTGACCGTTCACGAACTTCGGACCGCCCTTCTCGATACCGAGGCGAGCGCGGAAGTTCATGCCGTCGAAATCTTTGTATTCGAGCGTGCGGGCCGCGCGGGCCGCAGCGCTGTCGTCTTTGGGATCCAGGCCCTTCGCGCAATCCACGATCGCCTTGAGCAGACCGAGCGAGATCTCGCGCGCCTGCTCGTGGCCGGCTGTGGTGCCGCCCATGATCAGGTTCTGCCAGAACCTGCGGTTCTTGTACTCGCCCTCGACGACGATGAACTCGCAGTCGAGCATTTCGCAGTCGCCCTTGGAGCTACGCTTGAGCATGCCGCCCTCGCCAGCGTTGCCGGGACGAATGTGCATCGTCAGCGGCACGATTGTTTTTTCCGGAATTGGCTCGAATCCGCGCTGTTCCGGCGCATCAGTGAAGTCAATGGGCATGCGTTACCTCCTGTAGTTGCCCGTGGTTAAGAGACTTGCGCTGACCGGGACTGGTCAGCTTCTCGATTAGCTTGCCGAGATCCGGCGGTTCGATCTGGTTAAGGAGTCCGCTGCGGTCCTTCGCCGGGAATCCCCACTTGTTCGGAGAGGTGCAGACGAACGCGCGCGCGGGGGGTTTGCCGTCGTCGAAGTTGACGAACTCCATCACCAGGAACTCATCGACGATGCCCGAGATCTCGCGCGGCACTTTCTGGCCTTCCATCTGCACCTGGTAGCCGAGCGAGCGGTTGAACTCGTCGGTTGCCTTCTCCAGGATGCCGACGAAGACAACGTGCTTGCCGCGCGAGTGCTGGATCCGGCTCAGCCAGGTCAGCATTTCGCGTGCGAGCAGGCCGTAAGCGGCGCGCGTGTCCTTGGTGCCGGTGCGCGAGAAGCACTCGGGCTGCTGCTCAGCCCAGCGATACGCGAGCCGGCTGATGGCGGTGATCGAGTCGACGAAGATAATGTCGTAGCGCTCGATGTTTTCGAGCCATCCGCCCACGCCATCGAAGTGCGCCTGCGAGTAGCAGCTGGTCGGCGCGAATGATGGACTCGGTCCACCGATGCGAACCGCGAGATTGCGCGCTGTCGGCCAGTCGTCAATCCGGATCGTATCGACCGGCAGATCCTGTATCGCGAGATCCCCAGCCTCGGCGTCGAGGAACAGCACGCGTTCGACGGCGGTGGTGCGCAGCAGCGAGGTCTTGCCCACGCCGGTCGATCCGGCGATCAGGAGCTTGATGCCGCGCGGCTCGGCGAGTCTTTCGTCCGCGCTGATGATTTTCACGATCGAGACCTCTTAGATTTTGTTGAATTTCGTCACTTCGTCGCCGTAACAATCCCAGCCCGGTCGCTGCTCTCGCGCGACACCGGGAGCGGGCTTCTCGTCGAGCAGCACGATCACCGGCTTATCGGCACCAGCGGCGTAGCCCGCTTCCCAAATCGCGCTCTCCCCACAAGGCTTCACGAGCACGAGCACATCGGCCCGGTCGATGCCGTCGCGATCGAGCTTGAACTTCGCGCACGCAGCGGGGCGGCGGTGAACACGGCTTCGAGGCCGCTCACGTTCCTAAGTGATCCGGCGATATAGACTCTCATTTACCCTCCGCTTCGCTTGAGACCGGAATCGTCCTCCGCAAATGACGGGTGACGACAGGCGGGAGCACCACTGGTAGGATTGCCTGTCGCCACCCGCACCGCAGCGCGGGGCTGTGTGAATCGGCGGGATTGCCGCCCGCGTTGCTGTTCGGTGAAAAATTGCCAAACAGGAAATTCGGGATTTTCTAAAAACGAGGGGCCGCGCATTTGCGCGCGGCCCCAAGGTGACGAGAGTTCGTTTGCTTAGCGCTTCCAGGTCTTCCCGAAGTCCTTCCACGCTTCAGCGTAGCGGTCGAGCGGGAGCTCCCGCTCGCGCTCGAGGCACAGCAGCGCGTCGGCGATGCCCGTGAGTGGCATGCCGTAGAGCCACATGTCGCGACCAGCGGCATCACGCAGGACATACGGCCCGTAGCTTCCGGGCTGCGGATCCTCGATCTGGGCGACGGTGTAGCCCAAGGACGCCGCAAACCTACGCACGACGATTCGGGCTTCCGG